CTTTCTGCTATCCAGAGCCTTATCCTGATACTCCTTGAGCTTGAATGGATTATCTACGCCAAGTTTCTCTACTACCTTTTGTTTACATACTTCTGACCCGAGGTAGGTTTCTTTGCCAAACTTCTCTTTACAGGTTGCTCTTCTCTTTTGCTTACACTCCTCTGCCGAAGAAGCATTCTCTACCCCATATCTTTCTAGGTTAATTGCTTTGATCTTATCACTGAGCCCATTTATCTCCATAGGATTATCAGTGCCATATCTTTCAATCATCGTCTTCTTGGCTTTGTCAACGAAAATTTTAGATTGTGCGGGTCTTTCTACTCCGTATTTGTCCAGATTAGTCTGGGTCAATTTATCCTTGGTAGATTTAAGTTCAAATACATTTCTGACTCCAAGCTTGATAAAGTTAATATCCCCAATCTTGATCATCCTGCACGCCTTACAAGCATCCTTATCGAGCATTGCATTAGACTTGTTTCTGTTACAGTGTAAATTTGTATACTGGGCCCCGCAATAATCGCATGCCAGCCACAACAATTTCTTAGAGTGTTGTGTCAGCGAGTCGTGAGAATACCCAAATTCCGCCATTGTTTTGTCTGAGAGCAGCATGCCAACTTTCCTTTTACCGAGAACGATCTTTCCAGAATATCCTATTATAGCCAAAAAAATCGCGGGAGGTATTAACTCCCGCGATTTTATGTTGATTATGCCAAAATTCTCTTAGAGAGAGCCCAGCAGAATCCGGCGATTGTCAAGACATGCAAATCCGCATTCCATAGTTCCAAAGTAAGATACCCGTCCCTGACGGAAGTAGCTAGGATCTGGGTAGATCGTAACTTCCTGTCGAACTGGCATCACAAAGGAATCACTGGCAGACTGGTCAAGACCAACAACAAGCTCTACGTCGCTGGATGGGCCAAGGGCACCACTAAGCTGTGACGTGAAGTATGTCTGATACTCCTGAGATTCACCAAGCTCGTCCATAGCATGAAGGTTGATACCGAAGATCCGGGTGATAGAACCGTCGTCGCTAGACACATAGATTTCTCTACGAGTCGTTTCGTCGACGATATCAACGCCCCAGTTTCGAATATCTTCCAAAGCTTCTGGGCTCAGATAGATATCAGTCAGTCGACCACGAGAGATGGAGCCAGAGTTACCCCCAGCATTTCTTCGCATAACTGACTTCAGCAAGGAAACGATACGCTTCGTGAACTGACCAGCAGCAGCGTCAGCATCATATATCATGATGTTGCGGTCAACACCAGCGGCCAACAGAACATGCCAACCATCATCGTTAATCTTCTTAACGAAGCCAGCTTCAAGAACCTTCATGGCTCTTGCAGCAACGTCCCAACGGGCATCACGAGCATAGCGGGCCAGATAGTCAATTGAGTTAGCGATACCATAGGTCGGAACCTGAATGTAATCGCCTTCAACTGATCGTTCTGGAATCTTACCATGACCGGGATTTGTATAGGCTACAAAATCAACTTCATCTCCGGGATTCAGCAAGTCGAGTGGATACTCGGCTGTAGTACCTGAATCAAGGACAAGCTTTTCAAAGATAGGAGAAACTACGTCTCCCACAAGGATAGCTTCTCTCAATGGAGTCTGAAGGGCCTTGGCGACCTGCTCTTGACCAGCAAGAGCATCAGAAGGAGCAACGCTCCCTGACTGCTTCAGCATCTCAATGAATTCTGGATTTGGCTTATTAGACGACATCAAATTACCCCCTTATAGGTTGACTGCAACTTTAGCGAAACCATCAGCATCTTTAGAGCTGAGAAACTGACCAATCTTGAGTGCTCCAGCCGCCTGAGTAGCACTAATAAGACCAGTCCCGGCAAGATACGCATCTTGACCACCAGAAGGCGTGCCAGAGATAGCGTCAGTAACGACGAATCCCTTACGCAGGATAGTAATCTTACCACCCTTCTGGACTTCATCCTTGTGCTGGTTAAGGTGCTGACGAGTCAGGTCAAGGTTGACCATATCATTCAGCAAAATACCCAAAGGATATGCTCCAGATGGATTCGCTTTTACTGTCGCCAAAGCTACGCCGTTATCCATAGCGGCTCCAGAGCCTGCTGTGCTAACGGATACAACAAGACCACGAGTTGCTACTTCATTCATAAAGAATGAGATGTCTGTATCCAGCTCGTTACGATCACCTTTAAGTGACATAATTTACCCCTTACTTCAAATTTTTTGTAGACTTAAGGACACTAGAACGTAGCCATTCTGAAGCTACGCTAATCTTGTCAGAGACAGAATCTTCAACAATTACTACTGGAGCTTCCACTTCAGTAACATCATCTAGTGCTTCTGCTTCAACTTCGACTTCAACCGACTCAGTGTCCAGAACAGGGGCCGGTTCTTTAACGATCAATGCAACAACAACTTCGAACATTTCGTCAGTAGCTTCAGCAAACTTAGAGAGCAACTCAGTTGCTTTATCCTCGGTTGCTCCAGCCTTGACTAGTGCGTTCTTTCGTTCTGTCGTCTTTACTTCTGCAACCATCTTCTGGATTTCCTGACTTAGCGTCAGCTTCTCCTGAGAGATATTTGCAATAGAAGTTTCGAGTTCTGTAATCTTCAACTCAAGCGAAGAAATAGTAGCCTTATGACCGCTAACTTCTGTCGCTAGAGTGCTTGCTGTCGCCTTCTCGGCGGTTAGAGTCTCTTTTAGGGACTCTACTTCCAGCAATAGCACTGAATTGTCTTCAGGCATTACTACCTCCATAGCCAATGTAGAAAAAGTATTTGCGGGCTTGAAAGGATCAACCTCCTTCGGGAGGATGATACTTCGAGGATTAGCTGGTTTGTCTACAAGACCCTTACCCGAAAAGTATAGGTCTCGCAGCAATCGGCCAACTTTATATCCCTCATATGAGCCTGTCCCACCGTAAGCCCGCAAGTGCTTGGTGAGGAACGCAGAATTTTCGTCTCTAGCTATTACCTTTTGAGATCCATCAGGCTCGATGATTGCGTAATCAAAATTACTGAATACGCACTCCATGGAAACAGCTAGATTACCCTCATCGATTTTAGAAATCAGGCTATTAACCCGACTTGACTGGTCTGGGTCAGACCAAGTCTTATAAATAACGGCGGAAGTAACGAGGTCCATCCTTTCGGGAAGAGGAACATCTGTTACCATGGAGCCATCCTCAGCCATTGCGGCTGAAGAAATCATATGCCCGATGATATCTGAATCATCGTGCATATAATTGAACGGCTTATCGATAGGTGTTTCGCGTGCCGCCCATAGGTCTGCTACATCGAAAACATCGTCGTTCTTATTCCATCCCGCCGATACAAGAATGGAATTGAGATAATAGAGATCCTTTTGAATAGGTCTATTGCTGACAGAAGCCAACACCTTCTCTGGGATCTCAAAAGACTCTACAATAGATATGGGGCAGAGCATGGCAACACTAACGCACGTAAGTGCATCAGATAGATTGTCTAGTTTTTCTGCTTCATATATTTTTTGCATAAGTTACCTCACTTTTAAATACGCTAGTATTTTAAGTTTTTCTATTTTTTCTTAAAATTCTTGACAAGCATATGCCAAGCAGTTCATTTGTCGGACTTCGTCCACGCTAGGTTCACGACTATTGGTCTTGAGGAATTTCCGGTAAAAAGGAAGGGTATCTACCTTATTCTTCCTATCCATGGCCTCTGCTATTTTTTCTGGATCGAGCTGAGAAAAGGCTTCAAGACCACACAATGTAATAAACTTAATTTCCTCTAATTCTGCTTGCTGGGCGGTTGTCAACTCACGAAGTGAGTTACATTCGTACTGAGCCAGCATAATAGGATTAAGTACTGCCGAAATTTTCTTCTGAGCTTCTGTGGCCCAAAGTATAGTACTTGCCAAATCTGCCTTGCTCTTGGGAAGAACCCGGCGAGTTTTTCTGGGGCCTTGATCTCCCTTGAATAAGGGGCGACCATTTTGGCCGGGCTGTTTCTTGGACTGTGGGGCGGCTCCTCCGGGCTGAACTGGGGGCTTTCTGGCTTTGTAATCCGTCACATCCTCGACACTGAGCGTATCTTTCTGGATTGCCAGCTTGACAACCTCAGATTCGATGTTACCATTATGGAATGGGTCGGACTTGGGAGGCAGTTTACGCTTTTTGCGGTCCTTTTCTTCCTTGGCAATTCGGGACTCTTCAATGTCGTGAGACTCGCCAAATCGCTCCCTGAGGGTCTCGGCAGAGATGATGTAGCGGTCTGACAATTGAATCCAGAGGTTCTTTTCTGCCGCTTCATCGGACAGAATCATATTGTCAAATCGCAATTCGGCTGGGGATGGGAATCCCATAGCCTCAGCCAGATCTTCGAACTCAAGCCGCCAGAAGTTCTCTAGCAAGCCCCTCCCATACTCAAGCTTCTCGATAAGGGTCTTGAGGCTCAAGTAATTATTGGTGAATCCGCCACCAGACGAAGTCCCCGTCATGGTTTGGGGGACTCCCAGTCCACCATATACGGCATTCAGCACAGGACCGTACTTCTCATTGCCCAAGAAGTGATAAATTTGGCTAGTAGACTCTTTAAAGTCTAACTCTGGACCCCATACTAGGTCCATGGTGCCGCCGCCCACATTACTGGCGAGTACATCTCTGAGCTTGTCTACAGCAGCCCTAGTAGGAGCAATCTTATGATCCAAGCTCCCCAATCGCCAAAGGCGAATATTGGATATGGCCCCATCAAGAGCGGACATATCGGCCAACTTCATCTTCTCCATCATGGTGATATCATCCAAGATGGCATGGATCATAGGGTTAGCCCATACTGACCAATCATCCTTCTTATAATGATAGACAGAGAGCCTGTCTGGCTCTAAGGGGAAGAACTCGGCCCCATCTAGGATCATTTTCCTTACTGGTGGGGACAGCTCCTGTAAAAAGGATGGGTCGTTCTTCTTTGCCGCAATCGCATTCTTCGTCTTAGAGGAGATCCTGATCTTGTAGGTCTTATTACCGCCAAAAATGTCAGAATAATTCCCGTCAGCCTCTACAGTCAGTGGATTAAGAAAGTCATACCTAAATGGAATGAGTCTTCTCTCGGCCTTTGACATATCCTTTTGGTCTTTTTTGGATATCTTGCCATTCGCCTTGTAGACAACCACATTCCCGAGTCGATATAGGTAGTTAAGAAACCTCTCGGATCTCTCTGACCCATTTACTTTCTGCCACCATCTGCGGTAGAATCTCTCAATACTTTTATTGGTATGTGAGATCCTAATCCCCTGAGAGGCAAAATCGCCCATCAGATCAATAACTTGCTTGATAAGGCCTACATTATCATAAGCTTTAGCACACTTACGCATAATGGCCTTGGTGTCTCCCTCAGGAGACTCGGATGGGCGAAACCCATAATAGTCTTCTCGGCTATACTCATCGCGAACCGATATGTTTGGCTCTATCGAGAGATACCGACGATTGCTGGCTGAGGTTGTCATTAGCCCGGTATACGAGGCAAGAGCCGAGTCTTGCACTGCGGGGGATTCTGCTGGAAGCTTCTTTTTTACTGGCATTTGTGTGTTCCGATTGTAATTGAATTGGCCTACAATCTAATTCGCCCAATCC